GTCAGTTGAGGATGGTAATGTGTTGGTAGGTTGCGATGCTTCAGGTCTGGAGCTTCGTATGTTGGCTCACTATATGAAGGATGAAGATTATGTCAGAACAGTTACAGAAGGAAGTAGCAAAGATGGTACAGACGTACATACTGTCAACCAGAGAGCTGCTGGACTATCTACCAGAGATAACGCTAAAACCTTCATCTATGCCTTTCTCTACGGGGCTGGGGATGCTAAGATTGGAAGTATCGTTGGAGGAACTGCTAAAGTTGGTAAAGAACTCAAATCAAAGTTTCTTAACCAAACACCCTCACTTGCAAGACTCATCGAGCGAGTTGGAAAGCAAGCCGCAAAAGGGTGGGTTCCCGGACTTGATGGGAGGCGCATTTGGGTTCGATCCGAGCATGCGGCTCTCAATTCGCTCCTCCAAGGTGCAGGGGCAGTAGTGATGAAGAAGGCTCTCGTGATCTTTGATGACAAACGCAAGGCTAATAACTGGCCTGTCAAGTACGTTGCTAATGTCCACGATGAATTTCAGATGGAGTGCCCTAAAGGAATTGCGGATGAAGTAGGTAAAGCTGCTAGAATGTCAATCATTGAGGCAGGGGAAGCTTACAAGTTACGTTGTCCTCTGGATGGCGAGTACAAGGTAGGAAATAATTGGCGTGAAACCCATTGACATTGCTGAAAAACATGGTATAATTTACATATGGGCCTATGGTGAAATAGGTAGACACAGGAGACTTAAAATCTCCCGCTGAAAAGCGTACCTGTTCGAGTCAGGTTAGGCCCACCAAGGAGCAGCGCAGTAACTGTTATGCGGGATATAAGACGAAACAGTAGGTGCGTGAGATTCGTGCCCTTTTCATAACATTTAAAGGAAATTCAAATGGACAACAAACCAGTCAAAATCGCAGGTCAACTCTTCTGGGCTAACTGGATGAAGGAATTTAATACTAAATTTAACAGCGAGAATGAAAAGTATGAGTGTACTATCGGTATGCTCTCTGACAAGGCTTGTGAAGCTCTGAAAGAGCAAGGTATCGTGATCAAGAACAAAGATACAATGGGTAACTACATTGTTGGTAAGTCCAAGTTCCTGTTCGAGCCTATGGACGCTGAAGGCAATGCCATTGACATCAGCAAGATTGGTAACGGCACTAAGGTGACAGCTCTGGTTGGTTCCTACCGCCACAAGATGTCAGCTAAGTTCGGTGCTGCTCCATCCATCAGCAAGATCATCGTGACTGACTTGGTTGTCTACGGTGCTGATGCTGAAGACGGTGAAGATGACGACATCCTGTAATCAGGAACCTAAGATTGCATTAGTTGATGCTGACTTTCTTGTCTACCGTATTGGCTTCAGTACGGAAGATGAGCCAGTTGGCATCGCTAAAGCAAGGCTAACGGAGTGGTTAGAAGACTTTATCTATGTGAATCTCAAGGCTGATGAATACAAAGCTTGGATTACAGGTAAGTCTAACTACCGCTACGATGTTGCCAAGACAGTGCCCTACAAAGGCAACCGTAAGGATGCAGTCAAGCCTAAACACTACGATGCGCTACGTGAGCATCTAGTCAAGAGACATGACGCTATTCTAACTGTTGGTGAGGAGGCGGACGATACAGTAGGGATTGACTCTACTAAGCTGTTGGATGAGTGCTGGATCGTTCATGTAGATAAGGACTTGGATCAGCTTCAAGGATGGCACTACAATCCTGTAAAGGATGAGAGGTACTATGTTAGCGAATTCGAGGCTTATAAATCGTTTTGTGTTCAGCTGCTTACAGGTGACAGGACGGACAACATACCCGGCTTACAAGGCATTGGCCCGAAGAAGGCTGAAAAGGCTCTTAAAGACTCGAAGACTGAAGAAGAGTTATTGGAAGCAGTCTTTACTAAGTATCAAGAACTGGGGCATACGACAGAGTATTTTACTGAACAAGGGCAGCTCTTGTGGCTGAGACGTTATGAAGGGGAACTATGGAATCCACCAGAAAACCTAAAGAGCAGTTAAACTGTTCTAAATGCGGAGAGTTGATTCCAGCTTCTCGGCGTTCTGATGCTCGGTATTGTTCTCAGTCTTGTCGGGCTGCTGCTGAAAAGAAAAGGTACAAAGCTACGCATCCTGAGTATGTCGAAAAACAGAAAAGAATTAGTAACGAGTGGAGACATCTTAAGGAACACGGACATACTGACTTTCTTGATAAACCTGAACTGAATCCTAAAGATAGATTTGCGTTAGCGCGAAGTCTTGGTTTTAGGTCTATGCTGGAATACGAAGTAGCCCAACAACTTACTAAAGCAGGTGTTCCTTACATTTATGAAGGTGTTAAGGTAACTTACTTTAAAAGTGATGATGATGTTTTTGACGAAGAGGATCAGACTAATGGCAACGAAAAGTGGTGGTAGCGGTCTACAATACTCTACGCTTGTTAAGCATGGCGTAAGGTCAGGATTAGAAGAACGGGTGTGTCAACAGTTAAATGATTTGGGTATTCCTTATGAGTATGAAAAGCTGAAGATTAAATATATTCGACCAGCTTCTTCTCATGTGTACACACCAGATATACAATTACCCAATGGTATCATTGTGGAGACTAAGGGACGCTTCCTAGCGCCTGATCGCCAGAAGCATATCTTGGTTAAGCGACATAACCCAGACTTGGACATTAGGTTTGTGTTTAGCAACTCTAATGCCCGGATCAGCAAGGCCTCTAAGACGACCTATGCCATGTGGTGTCGAAAGCACGGTTATAAGTTTGCAGATAAGACAATACCTGAGGAGTGGTTAAATGAACGTAAAGACTGAACACATGAAGATAATCACTTATGTTTTTACAGCAGAAGAGAAAGATTATCTAATTGAGGCAGGTATTTGGAGTTTACTTATGGCTCGTATGCTAGAATGTGAAAGGGTTGAAATTGAGTAAAGTTAAAGTAATCTGGTCAACCCCTGAAGGTGAAGACCTCATTGCCTACATGGCTCGGGTGTCAGCACCTGAGAATCAGGACAAGAAAGACACTGGCCCTAAGCTTGTGAAGTATTTGATCAAGCATAAGCACTGGAGTCCCTTGGAGATGGTTAACGTCTGTATGGAGATTGAGACCACGCGCGACATTGCCCGACAGATTCTGCGACATCGTAGCTTCAGCTTCCAAGAGTTCTCTCAACGGTATGCTGTAGCTAACGATTTCAGTTTGTCTGAAGTGCGTATGCAGGACGATAAGAACCGTCAGAACAGCTTAGAGACTGATGACTTGTACTTGAATAACTGGTGGAATGCAGCTCAAGTACGTGTACAAGCCGAAGCTGAACTGATGTATCGTGCAGCTCTGGACAAAGGTATTGCTAAGGAGCAAGCCCGTAAGCTACTGCCTGAAGGTTTGACTATGAGTCGCATGTACATGAACGGCACACTGCGTAGTTGGCTTCACTATGTGGATATTCGCTGTGATGCGGCTACGCAGAAGGAACACCGAGAGGTGGCTTTGAAGTGCCGTGATGAACTGACTAAACTGTTTCCTAATGTGATGGAGGTTATGAATGCTAATTGAAGAATACCAAGAACTAGCTTGGAAGACAGCAATGGAGTCTGCTAAGAACCCTGCTTACATGATCTCTAACCTGACCTCTGAGGCAGGGGAAGTTGCAGGTAAGTATGCCAAGTGGATTCGAGATGGTGTCTTGGATGAAGCAGGCATGCAAAAGGAAGTAGGTGACGTACTGTGGCAGATCGCAGGATTGTCTACAGTGATGGGTTGGAACTTGGCTGACGTAGCCAGTCAGAACCTCCGTAAACTTGCAGCACGTAAACTTAACAATACCCTCACAGGGTCAGGAGATGAACGATGAACAAAGATCACGAAGAAATTATGCAGACATATGGCTTTTCCTACACCGACTGTGAAGGTAAAGTGTACAAGAAAGAAATCAGTACTCCCGGAGCTTCATGGCACGAGTGCATGGATGACTATGTGAAGTTCTTGGAGACTATCTTTGGCTATCCTATCAAGCATCAAGTTCGTTTGGAAAAGCCTATGTATCTGGACTCGGTGTACGAGACCTTCCCTGACTACCGTGATCCTTGGACTGGTGAGTACTTTAAACCTGAAGAAACTAACGATACAGAATTCTGGTGGGATAAAGAATGAAAATCTTAGTCATCCCTGACGCTCAGGTCAAAGAAGGAGTTCCTTTGGAGCATCTTGAGTGGGCAGGGAAGGCTATCTGTGATTATCGCCCTGATGTGGTTGTGAACATCGGGGACTTTGCAGATATGCCTTCTTTGTCTACACATGATGTCAAAGGGTCTAAGTACTTTGAAGGTCTTCGATACAAGAAAGATGTAGAGGTTGTTAAGGTAGCTATGCAAAAGCTTCTGAAACCTCTGCGGGACTTGCAGAAGACTC